GAATTTATCTTGCAGTATATCTCCTTTATGAGAGATAACGAACACATTAGTACCTTCCAACATCTGTAAAATCGTCATTAGATATTCAGTACCATTAGCATCTAATGAAGAATCAAACACTTCATCTAAAATCAAAAGGTTAGTGTTTGCTGAATTCTTTAACTTAGCAACTGCACGCCAGCTAAATAATAAAGCCAAATCAATCTTCTGTTTTTCACCTTCACTAAAACTAGCATATGTAAAATCATCTCTATGCCTTGATTTGATTGTTTCTTTAAATGATTCATCAAGGTTAAAGTTTACAAAGAAATCAAATGATGCTAGATACTTGTTTACCAATTTATTGATGATTGGCAAATATTGTTTGATAATCTTGGTTTTAATACCAGTATCTTTCAATAGTCCTGCTGCAGCATCATAGTAAACTCTTTCATCAATCAAGGCCTTCAATTCTTCTTTCAATGATTCTAGTTTTAATTCCAGTTCTTTCAATTCACCTGAAGAATCTTCGGTATTGGCCTTAGAAACTTTAAGTTCAGCAATCATCTTCTCAAGTTTCTTGATATACTTATTGGTCTCCGTAATAGATGTATTGTTTGTTGCAATCTTAATTTGAAGTGCTTGTATCTTCTTCTGCACCTCAGAGATAACATTAAGTTTAGTCTGTTCTTCTAGGAGTTTTTCTTCCAACTTACCTAGTCCGTGATTACACTCACCGACCTTTACGGATAATGAATGTAATTCCTCTTCCTTAAACCCCAAGGCAATGGTTTGCCGGCACGTGGGACAATTATCATTGCCTTGAAAGAAATTGATATCTCTTTGAAATTTGGATAAGTTGCTTTCAATCTGAGATTCAAGTTTCGTAAGTTTCTTGACTTTAGATTCTGTCTCAGTTTTAGATGCAATCGCCAATTGGTGCCGCTCGACTTCGGCCGTATAGGACTCAATCTCTCCTGATAGGGTGGATATAACACTATTACTGCTGTTGATATCGTTGCCGTATTCAACAATCTTCTCATCATTGTTTTGTTTAAGTTCATCAATATGCTTCTTCTGTAATTCGTATTTTTGTTCACTCAACTCAATGTCGTATTTCTTTGAAGTGGTTAATTCTTTATTGTTTAGATTCTTATCTTTAAGGATGTTATTCATCGCTGAAAAGATTTGGATGTCCAATAAATCTTCAATGATTTCTCTACGGTCACCCGGCTTCAATTGCATGAATGGTGTAAATGATGCTGAACCAAGAATAACAATCTGTGTGAACGACTTATAGTTTAACTTCAAAATAAACTTTTCAAGGTATTCTTGGTAATCACGGACTGCGGCTTCTTGATTAATCATTACACCGTCACACCAGATTTCAAACACAGCAGGCTTAATACCACGAACAATCTTATATGATTTATTGCCTGTACTAAACTCAACTTCAACGATACAATCTTTACCATTGATACTATTCAATAATTGAGGTTTAGTAATTGCACGAAAGGCTTTGCCAAACAAGGCAAAACACAACGCATCAAGCATCGTAGATTTACCTGAACCATTAGAACCTACAACTAGGGTATTAGGTGACTTATCAAATTGTATTTCGGTAAAATAATTACCGGTACTCAGGAAATTCTTCCATCTAATTTTTCGGAATAGTATCATTCAGTTTCCGTGTTCAGAGCTTCAACATAAAGTTCTTTCATTAAAGTCTTTAGTATATCATTATTTACATTCAAAGTGAGGTTATCAATGTACTTGGATAAGATTGTCATTGTATCTTCTGCCTGGTCTATCAACTCTTGGTCATCATCTAAGGCAACATCGGTAAAGTCCTCAACGATTGATATGTCAGCAACACCTGCCTTATACAGATTATCAACCACATTATCAAATAGGTAAGGGTTCTGTTTGTTCAGCACCACAACCTTAACAAAGGTATCTTTCAAATTGTTAAAGTCATAGTTCTTCCAATGTTCAAAGTCTTGAGCACCATCATCATAGTTCAGCTTGTAGAACATTCGATTTGAATTAGGAACAAATGTCAGTTCTCTTGTCTCGGTATCAAACACATGAAACCCACGTTGGTCATTGTAATCTGCCCATGTGATTTCATATTGATTACCAAGATAGAAGATTGAACCATCGTTGGACTTGTGATGGAAATGACCAGAAAGAACCATATCGAATCTATTAAACAAACTCTTATCTAGACCTGTGTGACAGATGTTTCCTCTATCCATCTCAAAGCCTGCAATCTCAAAATGCCCGAAAACGATTTGTGTTTTAGTGTTCTCTAAGAAATCTAAGGTCTGTTCATAGTTGCTAGAGTTGATCCAAGGTACAAGAGCCACTTTTGTACCAGCATATTCCATTTCAACCGGATCAATAAACACATTGATGTTTTCATAACGATCAAACAATTCATGCATGGCATTAATTTCATTTGTGTTCTTGTAAGTAACATCATGGTTACCAACAATAACATCCATATTGATGCCTTCTCGCTCAAGCACATCAAAGAACCTTTTTCGCCAGGAATTCAAAGTGACAAAGTTGATGTATTTTCTACGATCAACAACATCACCTAAGTGGCAAATCTGTGTGATGTTATTTTCCTTCAAATAAGGAAAGAATGTACCTTCCCAAAATTTAAAGAAATATTCATTGAATCTTGGGTCATCACCTCTTGCACCGGCGTGGGTGTCATTTATCAGGGCTATTTTCATCGTCTACAATATCAATATCTTCAATTAAAGGAATATCTTCCTCAATAAATTTCTCAAGGCCTTTTATCTTTGCTTTCTTCTTACTTTCTTTAGCTAACTCAAATGTCTCAATAAACTCAGCGATGTTATCATACATTTGGAATTGTTGCATCTTACCGTGCTCATCTTCATACAGTTCACCTTCATTCAACAAACCAAATTGTTGTGTTGCCTTGTACTTAACATACAATTGTTTTTTCTCCTTGGCAATCCTACGGAGAAAAGCATAGTAAATAATTTGGGTGAAGTATGCAAAAGGATTCTTCGACTTAATAGGATCAAAATTACGAAAGTATTGAATACAGTTCTCAATACCATCGCAAATCATTTCTTCACGAAACGAATATGATATGAAGTTTGGTTTGCGTGAAAAGCTTTCTGCAATCTTTAAGAAACATTCACCGATGTAATTTGGTATAGGTGGATCTTCTTTGCCATTTTCTTTAGCTAATGCACATCTATCATGGTAATCAATTAATGATGCTAAAAAATCAGCATTGTTGACGTAGTGTTTCTTACTCATATATTTTCCAATTCACCTTTAGTATTTACTAACATAGTATCATTATAACATAATTTACACATAAGTCAAGTTTTTTAGGTACTTATCACCATCATTGCCACATTTGTTACTTGACAAGTGATATCATGGCGGTGTTGTCGTTTCAATGTTATATAAGAACCAGTAACCATATTAGTGTAATGTTCTCTTCTTAGTACCTTGTTGGTACTCTTCCAACTCTGCATAGGCAGCTTCTTCTTCCTCTTCAGTAAGTTCTTCATCATCATCTAATTCTTCTAGACCATCATCACTGGCATACATATCTTCTTCAACCTCGACCACGGTAGTATTGTAGTATTCAATGATATGTGGTTTTGGTTCAAACACAGCTAAAACATCCAATGAGAATATTCTTGCAGATGTATTCTCAACTATCTCCAAGGGAATCCAAGGACTCATCATCATAACAGATTTACCTGATGATAGTCTTTTAAATATCAATGACATTGGGTTGTTTAGAATAACCGAACTATCACTATCATCTGAGGTATAATCAGCAATGATATCTTCACCACTTTGTAGTCTTACAATCTTTATGTTATCCATCATCCGTTTTCCAACTTTATAGGGTAAAACTTATAGTTAAACTTCTCTTCATCATATAGCTTAACTCTTTCTATTAGGTGTTTGATTGTGTAATTGGTAAATTTGCCAATTCTAAAATCATCAGATATATCAAACAGAACAGCTTCTTCTTTATCATCTCCTAATCTTAAACCTCGCCCAATGGATTGTAGATTGCGAATCTTAGATTTAGAGGGACTTGCAAATACAATATTGTGTAGGTTTCGTATGTTGACTCCAGTTGAGAAAGTACCATAAGAAGCCACGATAATAGCATCTTTTTCTTTTTCAGTAATAGAACGGATAGATTCACGGACTTCAACATCGGTACCTCCGTATACAAAAAATACTTGTCTATTCTTGGTGTGTTGTTTGATTAGTGCGTGTAAATCTCTACCATGTTTTTCTACGAACTGAAATAATATAAGGGTATTGCCTTTCAATGACAATGTTAAATTCTTAATGAATTCATTTCTAGCAGGATTCATAACTATATATTCTATTTCTTGATTGTAGTCCCAATCTTTAGCCATCTTA